ACATACCAAACCCACATACCAAAGGAACCTTACTAATGGAATTAATTATTCCTGGAAAACCTATTGCTTTAAAAAGACATAGGCATACTACTCGCAATGGTCGGATCTTTAATTATGATCCCTCAAAGGCTGATAAAGCCAATTTTTTAAAAAAAGTCCAAAATATGGCTCCGGAGGATCCCGTATATGGAGCGATCTCTGTGACAGTCGAGGTTTATATCGACCGTCCTAAGTCACATTTTGGTACTGGTCGTAACAGTGATAAAATAAAAGAATCATCACCAACTCATCCTATTAGCCGTCCAGATATAGATAACTATATCAAGTTTGTTTTAGATGCATTGAATGGTGTGTTTTATAAAGATGACAGCCAGGTAGTACATATTGAAAGCATTAAAGAATACAATCAAGAACCAAAAACCATAGTAAGGATCTATCCATATGGATCGTAACGACATTATTCTTGTAGCGTGTGAAGAAAGTCAAACTATTACAAAAGAATTTAGGGGATTAGGATATAAAGCATTTTCTTGTGATTTATTGGATTGTAGTGGTGGTCATCCCGAATGGCATATAAAAGGCGATGCAATAAAAGAAGCATACAGTGGTAAATACAGTATGATGATTGCTCACCCACCGTGTACATATTTAGCCGTAAGCGGTGCAAGATGGATGTACAATAAAGATGGAACAAAAAATAAGGAAAGATGGAAAAATCAATTAGATGCTTTATGGTTTGTCAAAAAATTAATGGAAGCACCTATTGAAAAAATAGCAATTGAAAATCCAATTAGTGTAATTAGTACGCAAATAAGAAAACCCGATCAAATAATACAGCCGTATCAATTTGGAGATAAAGCACAAAAAACAACTTGCCTATGGTTAAAAAATTTACCGCATTTAAAACCAACAAAGATTGTTGAAAAAGGAGAGTTTATTGAGTTTGTAGATAAAAAAACAGGAAAGAAAAAACGACAACCTAAATGGTATTATGATGCTTTACAAAAAGCAAAA